GTGAGTCCCCTGGGGCGCTGGTGGTGGCCGGTTTAGTAGGTTGGGGAAGGCGGCGCCAATCCCGCCGCCGCCGGCACCATGGAACGAACCGTCATCACCGCCGCCACCGAAGACACCGCCCCCGCCGCCTACGCCGCCAAAGCTACCGCCGCCACCGAAGATACCACCTACATCACCCGCGGAATCCAGAAAATCAGTGATCCACTGGAATGCCGTCTTGATGACGTCAATGATCTTAAAGAACAGGTCCTTGAGCCAGCCTAGCTTACCGCCAATGGCGATAACCGCATCCACCAGCCCCTTGGTCAGTGCAACGGCTAGTTTGCCGACAATTCCAACAACTGCGCTCGTTGCCGGAGCGATAGCTTCCATCAACTCAACAATTGGCGGCAATAGTTCGGTAATCAAATCGGCTAGCGGCGGCAACAGCGGCGTGAGTGCCTGCACCAGCTGCACAAAGATATCCGCCACCTGAATGATAATCGGGATAATCAGCTCAATAATCCGTACCAGTGCCGGGAACAACGCCTCAGCAACTTGCATCAGGGGCGGAATAATCGGCAGCAGGGCCTCAATCAGGGACTTTATCAGATTAGCTAAATCAGGAAGCAGCGGGGCCACTACCTGAAGAATCTCAGCCAACGCGGGGAACAAGAATCGGGCAACCTCAGCGATCACCGGAATCAGCATGGCCACCACATCAGCCAGAATACGGATCGTATCGACAATCACCGGAATTAGCGGAATGACTGCCTCAATGGCCATGCGGAGAACATCGCCAATCAAAGCGCCGATGTCACCTAGGATCGGTGCTATGGCCTCCATGATCTGCGCAAACGCCGGGAAAAGCACACTGGCCAGCTCAGCAATCGAGGGGAGCAGGGCACTGACCACACCGGCTAGCGTCTGGATTAGTTCGATAATGACCGGCATGATGGGCGTCAAAGCGTCAATGGCTATGCGGAACACTTCACCCAGCAGGTTGGAAATGTCCCCAACTAGTGGGGCAACAGCACTGATGGCCTCAGCTAGAGCAGTGCCCAGGAACGCCACCAGCTCAGCAATCGACGGCAACAACGGCGCCAGCGCAACCACAAGATCAGCAATCGCTTGCGCTATCGGCCCAAACATCGGCGCTAACGCATTCAGCGCCTCAACAAGCGCCTCACCAGCCACCTGGGCAATAGTGGAAAGCGGCTCCACCAGCTGGGCGATAATCTCCCCCAGGGCGGACAGGATACCGCCAAACGACGGACCCAGGGCGATTCCCAGCTCAACAATCAAATCCAACAGCGGACCTATCAAATCAGACAGGCCACCTAATGCCTCAATCATGCCTTGAATCAGGGCGGTGGTGGCGCCGCTGGAAGCATATTCTTGGAACTTTTCACCCAGCGTTTCGAGGACGCCACCGAAAGCAGCGCCAAAATCCCCGGCTATGCCATCTAGGCCGGTGCCAATGGATAAAACACCCTCTAGCAGGGTATTTAATCCGGGACCCATGGCGTCTGTGAACTCACCCGCAGACGCGATGAGCTTTTCTAATTCACTTTGATTGCTGACAATCGTATCGACAAGCCCCCCCATGAGGTTGCCAACGCTAGCACCCAGGCCAGCCATGGGCTCCTCAAGGTTGGTGATAAGGCCACCCAGGTTCTCGAAGGGCTCTTCCAGCGCCGCGGCGAACTCACCGGACACTGACTCCTTCAAGGAATCAAAAGGTTCTTTCAGCCCTTCGGCGGCTTCCTTGATACCGTCGAAACCCAGCACGACGGCACCCAAGGCGGGGCCGGCCACCGCTGCTAGCGCAGTGGCACCAGCGGCAACTTGGCCAATGGCGCCGCCAGCTATGGAGACTAGGGAGGTGATACCTGTGGTCAGGCCACCTATCTTTGTGGCCATGCCGGCAGCCTGGGCAGTCGAGGCGTTGATGTCCGCCGCCATTTTCTGGGCGGCGCGCGCCGCCTCAGTGAAGCCCTTAGTGTTGGCGTCACTGACGATGTTGACCGACAGGATTGCTGACTTCTTTTTCCCCGCCACCGATTACCTCTTTTATCTCTTTTTCGCTGCTTCCGCCTGCTCAGCCATAACCTCTAACATTGTGTCTATCCATGCGGGGTCTTCCGCCAGCAGCACACTAGGCGGAATCCCCGTATTCACGGACAGTAGAGCTATGACGCGGCAGGCGTCGCCTCTGTAGGGTTTAGGCCGGTCTCACCACCGGATTGACTCAGCGCCTCGACACTCTCCAAAAACTCCTCGAAAGAGTATTCCGTTTGGCCGGTGCGTTGCAAGGCCTTCCAAGCCAGGAAAGCGGCGAACGTCAGGGGGCTATCCGTTGCCGTTCCCCAATCACGGAGGCGGGCGGTGCGCTCAAACGCGACTTGATCGGAAAGGATTGGTGTTACGGCGACTTCCTCACCGCTGGTGTATCGGACGTTAATGGTTAGTTTCATCGTTTCTTTCCTTCGATCTTTCCTAAAATACGGTCAATATGCTGCTCATAGACTTTGAGCCATAGCTCTTCGTTAGCGGCGGCGGCGGTAGCGATCCATGGGTTCGGCGCGATGTGGCGTTTCGGCCAACCCCAGTGAATGGGGTTTGCGTAGGGTACTAGCTTCCGGCCGGCTCTGACCATGCCGGCCTTTTGCGTGGCACCCGCTCTGATACTTGCGGCTAGCCGGCCGGTGACTTTTGGCGCCAGACCGGCCGCTATCGGCACGATAGTCTGCGCCGCGGCTAAGTTAGCATTGCGAAGGTCTTTGGTGTCGCCGCCTGCTTGCCGAATGGTGCGGCGGAGGTTTTTCAGCCCCTCCACCTCTGCGGAAACATCCACATGGCCGGACAACTCTACGGTTCCTGAACAGGCGTAAAGGTTGGCTCCCCAACCAGGGGGAACGTCAAATCTTTACTCATTTCCTTGTTGACCTCGCCGCCAACACCTAGGGGGCGGACCTTGACTGTGCCGGTGAATTTCGCAGACTTTTCACCCTCTACCGGCCGGAACTCGAACTCGACTTCTTTACCGCGGTTGGTGAAACACCAATCCCAAATGCCATTTCGCTTTAAGTTGATGAAGCAGGTGAGCTCCATTGTCCACGTGATGGTGTCTTTACCAGGTGCGTAATCACCAGATAAAACATGCTTGCCGTCTTCCGTGTTCACGGAAGGGTTGAGTTCTGCCTTGGTGACCAGGGCGGAAAACTCGTTCTGGGCACCGGCCTTACCGAAAACCAGTTTTCCGGGGCCGGTAGAAATACGACTGTCTAGGGTGTTGACATTCGCCATTATTTATGTGCCTTTCAATTCATAGGTGACCTCAACCGCTGGTAGGGGGGTTTGCCCGATAGCGGGGAGGGTGATTGTGGTGATCTCGATATCCGTTGGGTATCGGGTTTCCAACAGGTTTAGCAGGTCGTCCAACATGCTCATGAGGTATTCCACCGCTAGCGTGGTGCCCAAATCAGCGGCAATAAGGTACACGCTTGCCTCGGCGGTAACCTCACCACGGGCTAGCGATTCGATTTCCACCTCCTTCAAGGCAACCCAAGCACCAGGAATGCTGACACGGTTTGGATTAACCGTCGCGGAAATACCGATATTATTAACTTCTTTGGCTAGCTTCCCTAGATGCATCGGGATAATGTCTGGATTCATCAGCCCACCGCCGGGGCGGTCCAGCCGCCAAGGCCTAGCAGCATGGCGGCTTGGGGGTCGTGGCGCTGCACATAGGTAGTGCCTTCGTCGGTTAGGGCTGCTACGCCACCGGGGGTGGCACGGCGCCGCCAAAGGTGGGCGGCAAGCATGACGGCGCCGGTATGAATCCGGTCGGACCAGGCGTCTGGGTTACCATGCCAATCCGTCACAGTGGCGTTAACCGCCGCTGTGATTCCCTCAAGCGCTTGCTGTTCGGCGGCGTCACCTACCGCCTCGACACCAAGCCAAGCTAGCACTTCCGAACTTTCTACTTTAGGCATTATTGAAATGTACCTTGACCAGGCCTTCACCACGGTTGAGCATGTGAGCGGTGTAGCCAAACAGCCCTACGTCTCGGCCGCCATGGGCGATATGCTCAGCCTCGGCACGTAGTGGGGAGCCGGGGAGCTCGAAGAATGTTGTGGCGTCTTTGCAGCCGACAATTGCGGTGCCGGATTCGACGAACTCTGAAGTTGTCCATGTTGCCGGTTCGGATACCGGGGTTAGGCTCATGTAGTGCGGAACATCCAGCTGGGAGTATTTCAATACTTTTTCGAGGTCACGGGGGTTGACAATGGCGTAGGCGGCGGGGACATGCACCGCCTCATCAACACGGATAGCGCCAATGGTGATAGCACGGATAATGTCTTGGGCGACCTCAGGGATATCAGTTGCGTGGTCTACCAGGAATTTTCCAGCGTCACGGTCGGTCTCAAAAGCGTAGGATTCGTTCATGGCTTGCCAGTAGGCCAGCAGCGCTTCGGATTCGTTAAAATCAAAAATCTGACGGTCAAGATCGTTACCACCGGCCCAGGGCTGGGCATCCATTGACACTTCTTCCCATTGGGCTTTTTGCGTGGGAATCTCGGTTTTATTGCCGGACCATTTGGCAACACCAGGCTTGAGCAGCTTTCCGCTATCGGTGTCCTTCTTCCAGCGGAAACCGATAGCCTTTCGGCCGGTTAGGGCTTTGGTTGCGATTAGTGGGATAATGCGGCGCTGGTAGACAACACCGGACCACAATTCACCCAGCCACGCTTTAGGCTGGGTCACAATTGAATCTGAGCCCTTGATGTCGGCAAGGGCTGCTTGAATCTCATCATCGGGGATTTCACCGGTGTGGATTCCCAGGATTGTCTCGGCGGCGTGGGCGGCGGTGATAACTTCCCGCTTGGTGGCGTCCTTACCGCCTGGGATACCAGCCGGAATTTTATTCCGGGGGGCGGCGGTGGCGCCACTGAGGTTCTCGGTGACTTTCGCGGCGATAGCAGCGATATCTTCAGCACTTAGGGTCATTTCTTTGGTTTCTTTCTCTTCGGGGGCGCCGGACTCGGCATATACCTTTGCTTTCTCGAAAGCAGGGAACGGGACAAGCGCAACAGCTTTGAGCAGGGCAGACTCGATAGTGCCACCGGTGCGGCGGACACCTACCGCCTCGATGCTGAAAGAGTCAATAATATGCTCAGCAGCATTCGTGAGGGCTTCGGTGGCGGCGGCGCTACTGCCCAGTTGAAAGCGCATGACTAGGCCTTCGGGCGTATTTTCGGCACTGATAGCATGGCCAATGGCTTTGGGCTGGTGGCCGGGGCGGGAATGCTCAGATAGCAGTTTTACCCGCTCGATGTTGGAAGGGATATCGAGGCTACCGCGGGGGAACGTGTAGCTTCCGGTGGCAGTTGCCCCGGTATCGCCCCAGGGGAGTACTAGACCTTCCATGATTCGCTCGGATTCATTGCACGAAACCGTGGCGGGGGCGGCGTCGCCATTGATAGTTTCCACATCACTTGGCATTTTCTTCTCCTCCTCCTATTTCTTCTTGGCGTTTCCTAGCCCCAGCGTTCAGCGTGCTAGTGAGCCATTTATCAACTTCGGGAATTGTGATTATCCGCTGCAAAACCGCCACGATCCCCAGAGTGGAAGCCACTAGCGGCACAGTCTCTACACCTGCTACTTTGGCGATTTCTGGTAGCACCGGCAGCAGCGCGATGGTGGCTATGGCAACACTACGGATTACCGAACGCCACGGGTAACGGATTTGAGTTGGCGGGCGCTCAGGCATGCGGCAACTCCATGGCACGTTTGCGCAGCTCAAGGCGAAGGCGCATTATGAAAATGATTTGGTGCGTCAGCATGGTGCTGATCCCCAGGCCAAAGCCGGTTGCTACGTCAAGAAGACTCATGGTTATTTGGTCTTCCTGGTGTCGCGGCAACCGTCAATCCCTTGTGCGGCACCTAGTGCGGCGACCGTATCCACTAGGGTTCGGCCACCGGTTTGTGGCCACCCAGGGAAACCACTACCAGGGCCGGTCAATTGATCTCGGATAACCCGCAACATTTCGTTGTTCTCGCGGAGTAGTTGCCTGTCTGCTTCGGTGAAGTTCGTCATTTTCCCTGCTTGTGGTGTGGTTCCTGCTTGCATGCTGAAATAAAAATCTTCAGCGGCACTCATGTATTGGTCACGGTAGGCACCGGCCAACTGGTGTGGGCAACTGGTGCTGTAGAAATGCGAGTGTGGGAACACATTATTGAACCAGGCGGGTTTCCCCAGGTCGTAGGCGTGACACAAGGCAGCGACCAGGTGGGCACCCGCGGTGATCGTTTCCTGACTGATAGGCCACCCCTCGGCGGCGCCACCGGTGTTGGCGTGCTCAATGCCAATTGAATAGCTGTTGGCGGCAGAGTCGCCAGCGTGCCATGCGGTATCCCAGTCGTTGACCAGCTGTCCGATTGTTCCGTCTACTTCTACTTGGTAGTGAGCACTGGCTTCGCGGTCTTGCCAAATCCGGTAGCAATCAGCTGTAGAAAGGTTGACGCCTGCATTATGGTGGACTACCAGGTATTTGATGGGGCCTGGTCGGCCGGGCGTGTAGTGCTTGTTCATTAAGCAGTACAGGTCTGGTTCTAGTGTTTGAAAATCCATTTTAGTCAATTAGCTGGGTTAGTTCGTTGGTAGCGGGGACACCTCGTGGGCGGTGGGCGTCATCAGGCGGCGCGATACTGTTAGGATCGAGGCGGGTCAGGTGATCGAGGTCAAATTCGACGCTTTGACCAGGTGAAACCATGTCATCCATACCTAGGCGGGCGGCTATCGGCGCCATGTATGAGGCTAAACAGTAGTCGACTAACTCGACGTTCCGGGCATCCATATTGGAGTAGAGGATACTAGAGTCGGCTAGGGAGGCATCTAACAGGATAGCTGGTATGCCACAGACTCGGGCGATGTCGATAGCAGCGGCATTCCGGCCTTCCACCAGCAGGTGGGATTCGTAAGAGCCGTGGTCAATCGCTTGAATAGAGCTGTTTGTGAAGCCAACGGGGCCGTTTTTACGTTGCCGGCCGCGGTTCCAAGCGTCGATAAGCTTGTCGATTTTGGCGGGGTCAGTGAGCGGTTCACCACTAATCTGGTGCAGTTCAGTGTGGGCGACAGGGTGAGCGGCGGCTTTCGCGGCGGCGTCAGCGACTTGCACGGCATGCCTGATAGCGGCGGGATAGCGCAGTATCCCCTGGTCAGAGCCGGGGATAAGGATAACGTCCTCTGGCGCTACTTCTTCTCCCTCGAAAAACACCTCACCATTAGGGGTGAAACCCCAGCGCTCATAAAGCACGTGATCGGCAGCGACAACAACCCCAGCCCCGTTCCGTTTTACTGCCCACAGCGACCACCCGTAGAACAGCAAATCATCTACTGTCCACAGCATGCGGTGATAGGGGGAAATGGGGCCGCTGGTGCCGGATACCCACGCTGGTTGGTCGGGTAGGGGACCGTCGTCATCGTGCACTACTAGGGGGCATCTGGCTATGCTGCTGACGATGATGCGGCGGGCGCGCGCTAGCGCGGCAACATTCATGGCAACATCACGGGTTACTGACTCTGGTAGCAGGTCAGGTGTGCCCACCGTGATGAGGTGATTTGGGTCAGCCCAGGCACTGGCGTAGGGCACTTCGAGGCTACCCCCCCCGAGGGGGGGGTGCGGGGGG